TGGATAGAGGTAAATTTATAGGCTCTGACCCCAAGCTTCCTTCTGGTCATTTCGTGAGAACAAAAATAATAAAATGTAAGTCCTCGGCTGCTTTAGGGAGGACCATTCCGCTACGTTTGTATTATGACGACCGTGGTTATTACAATCCACATATTGTCTATGATTTATTAAATGATGCTGATTATATGGGTAAAGCTGCTTGGAAGACTATTATCATGCCAGATGGTTCCGAGAAAAAGTTTAATTCTATTGATACATTCACTAAACTATTTAACGAGTCTGAGGAAAATAAGCAGCATTTTCTAAAAATGATGCGTAATTGCTATAGTGAGAAACTTAATTTTTCAGCTGGTTCTGAAGAGGCTATTCTTCCTGATGCTTCTGATATTAGAGATATAGCTGACTTATCTGGAATAGATGATTAAATGAAAAAATATGATGTAGCTACCTTACAGGCCTTTGCTGCTGCTAAAAGTGGCTTATTATTATCTACAGAATATGTTGATAATAAGCATAAATTATTGTGGCAATGTAAAGATGGTCATCAGTGGTTAGCAGAGTGGCATAGTATTTTAACTGGTAAAACGTGGTGTCCAGAGTGCTGGGCTGAATTACGAAAATGTAGCATTATTGAGTTACAGCAATTTGCCTCTAGCAAACAAGGTAAATTAATATCCACTAAATATATAAATAGTACTGCTAAAATGTTATGGGAATGTGAAAAAGGACATCAGTGGAGAACAAAATGGAATTCCATTAAAAATTCCAAAAGTTGGTGTCCAGCATGTTCTAGCGCCCTTTGTGATATAAAGGAGTTACAAAAACATGCTGAAAATAAAAATGGAAAATTACTATCTACTGATTATATAAATAGTAGACAAAAACTTTTATGGGAGTGTTCAGAGGGTCATAAATGGAAAGCAAGTTGGGATAATATTAAAAATAAAGCTTCTTGGTGTCCTGAATGTGCCAGATGTAGTAAACTAGATATATCAAAATTACAACAATTTGCTAATAATAAGAATGGGACATTATTATCTACTAACTATGTAAATAATAATACTAAATTATTATGGGAGTGTTCAGAGGGTCATAAATGGAAAGCAAGTTGGGATAATATTAAAAATAAAGCTTCTTGGTGTCCTGAATGCTCTTCATTTAAAACTGAATATAAATGTAAAGAACTTTTAGAGCAAAGATTAAATATTAAGTTTAATAAAACAAGATTTTATTACAACAAACCTAAGTTTTTTGAATTTGATGGCTATAATGAAGAGTATAAAATAGCATTTGAGTATCATGGTTATCAGCATTATATCTTTCCTAATTTTTTTCATAAAACTTTAGAAATTCACGAAAAAGCAGTTCAAAGAGATATGGATAAAGTGATATATGCTAATGAAAATAATATAAAATTAATAATTATTCCATATACTGAAAATAATAATTTAGAGGAATATATTAATAAGCAAATAGAGAATATAACTATATAATTTTTATTTCTTACTTACTATATTGAATACCCTAATTCTTACTAAATTAGGGTATTTTTATATTAAGAATTAATTTATTTGTCCGATATTGTACTTGTAATTAAATAATTAAAGAAGGTATATCTTGGAATTAGACAGTAATTTTGAATTACAATTACCAACTTATGAAAATATATATGATAATCTTGGTATAGACCGAGATGATATTGGAAAGGATGTTAAACATGGGTACAGAGTAATTCTATATTCTAAAATTGATGTAGATTTTATGGAAAAAAGAATTATTGGCGAAATGTTAGATAAATTTCCTAATAATAAATATAGTTCTTCTTTTCTATTAAAGGCATATAGTTTATATCCTGAAAAATATCCTAGTTTAGCTGACAAAAAGAAAAGAGGAAAGAAGTCTAATAACTATTTTATAGAGGATGTAGGAAAATATTTATGGACTAAATGGCATGATAGTAAAGACTATAATGATAGGAATGATTTTTTAACTTATTGTTATCAGCTTATCGATGGGGTAATCTTCAAATATGCCCGTCATAAGCATGGGTTAGCATATGAGGAAATTTTTCAAAGTGCCATATTAAAAATTATTCAGGCCATGGATAAGTTTGACCCTAATAGAGTTGTAGGAACTGATGATAGGGGTAATCCAATTTATGCCAGAGTATTCACATATTTTGTAATGATTTTAAACTATGGTATAACTACAATTACTATGAACTATGGCGCTGAACGAATCACTAATGTTAGTTATGATAATATTTCACGATTATTTGGTAATGAAGCCTATCTTTCTACTGATGCCCCTATAATTTTCCAGGAATTTTTATTAGTTTTAGAGTATTTATCAAACATAGAAGATGATTTAATAACTCCTTTAAATAAAAAAATAATAACAAAATTATTGGAACTTATTCATATACCAGAAGCAGGGCCACGATTAGCAAATAATTTAGTATTTACTTTAAAAAATGAATGTGGTGTTAAGATAAAAGAGGTTCAGGATGCTCTTGAGTTATTAAAAGAGACATTTGGACCTCTAATAATATTCTCTCAAAAGCAAAATGTATCTGATAGTGTCGAAGATAAGGAATGATATGAACTGGGAAGAAAGAATAGAAAATTATGTAAAAGAGACAGGATTTCCTAAGTCTTTATTTATAGGAGAGGATGATAGGGTTGTAGGGACTTGGATTATGGGCAATAATTATCAGGTTAAATCTACATTTTATGGCGGCTATCCTGCTGGCTATTTAAAACGTATTAAGGCACTTTTTCCTGATAAATTGAATGTTCTTCATTTGTTTTCTGGTAAAGTTGATACAGTTATATTTCCTGGTAAGACTGTAGATATAAATCCAGCTAATAATCCTGATTATGTAGACGATGCTCAATCACTACTTAATGTTCCATTAGCTACTTTTGATTTAGTATTAGCAGACCCTCCATATTCAGTTGAGGATTGTGACCACTATCAAACTACTATGATTAAACGAAATAAAGTAATGAAGGCCTTAGGAAGAGGGCTAGTATCTGGAACTTATGTTGTATGGTTAGACCAAGTTCTTCCAATGTATAGAAAGGATGAATTTAGTTTAGAGGCTGTAATAGGAATGTGTAAGTCTACTAATCATAGATTTAGAATGATTACAATTTTTAGAAAGTTATAAGATGTCAGATACTACTCCACAAATAAAGAAGAATAAAACTGAGTCAAGAATAGATAAAACTAATAACATAGTAGATGATGAAGTAGCTAAACAACTTAGTGAGTTAGAAATAGTTTCATCAGACTTAGATGCTATTGTCGAAATTCTCCAAGATAGGGTGGTACAATCTACTGATGCTGTTTTAGCAATAGCTTTAGCTAGATTCTATGAAATTAGAATGGATACCTTTAAGAAACGTAATGACATTCTTAAGACTCTGGTTAGTGATAAAAGTATTGATGTTAGTACTAAGAAAAAGTCTCAGGGTACCGATATTGATTCTATACTCTCCGGTATTGGTCTGGGGGCAGCATTAGGAGCTACAGTGTCTACTCAAAAATCTATAAATGAAAAAAAATCACATCAACAAACTTTACCTTTCACCACTATTGATATAGATGCTGAAGAATCCACAGAATTTGAAACAGAACATTTAAATATTAAAAATCAATTAAAGGAATCATCAATAGATAATTTGCTATCAGAGGAGTAGTAGTGAGAAGAGGAACTATAGAGGTATGTCAAGAGCATGCTAAATCTAAGAATGGTAAATGCTTGGATATTGTTTATATAAATAATAGAACAAAGATGTTATGGGAATGTGAGAAGGGTCATCAGTGGAAGGCTAACTGGAGTGAGGTAAGCTTTCATAATACTTGGTGTCCTACTTGTAATAGTTGTGTTAGGACTTCAATAGAGATTTTACAAGCCTATGCTATAGCTAGAGGAGGAAAACTGAAGTCAACTAACTACACCAATAATAAAGCTAAGATGGAGTGGGAATGTAGTAGTGGTCACTCATGGTTTTCTTGTTGGCATGTAGTTAACTCAGATAATACTTGGTGCCCATATTGCTGCGGGAATGTTAAATCCGATATTTCTGAGTGCTGTAATTATGCTAAATCAAGAAATGGAAAATGTTTAGACTCTGTTTATATAAACAATAATACTAAAATGCTATGGGAATGTAAAGAGGGTCATCAATGGCATGCTATATGGCATGCTATAAAGGATCAAAGGCAATGGTGTCCTGAATGTGCCTCTTTTAAGACAGAGTATAAATGTAAAGAGTTATTAGAACAAAAACTAAATATTAAATTTATAAAGACTAATTTTAAATATAATAAACATAGATATCAATGGGATGGTTATAATGAAGAACATAAAATAGCATTTGAGTATCATGGTTATCAGCACTATATATTTCCAAATTTTTTTCAAAAAACAGAAGAACAGCATTTAAAAGCTAAACAACGTGATATGGATAAAGTGATATATGCCAAAGAGAATAATATAAAACTAATCATAATACCCTATACAGAAGAGAAAAATTTAGAGAGTTATATAAGTGATATAATAGGTAGATAATATGGCATCAGGTAAAAAAGTTTTAGCAAAGAAATATCAGCATGAAGTTGAAGACAAGCATCATATTTCCTATGAGCCACAGAGACTTATAAAGCATTGGAGAGTTGAAGGCAAGAATGAAGATGAGATTAAGGCTTGTTTAATAGAATATATTGAGACAGAACGTAAGAAATGTATTGAAAGTATTGAATATTTTGCTAATACTTATGGATTTATAACCGGTCCGGGTGGGGCTGGCATAATCCCTATGGTTTTGGAGCCATATCAGAGAACTTTATTAAGAGCCTTTGTTGATGAAAAATATGTCATTACTGTAAAGGCAAGACAGTTAGGTGTTTCTACATCTCTAATGTTTTATGCTCTTTGGTTTTCTATATTTTCAACTGGTAAAAGATGTTTAATTGTTGCCCATAGAAGAGAATCAGCAGAAGAGTTTATTGTAAAGCTTAAAACAGCTTACGAGTTTCTCCCTGAGTGGCTAAAGCCTTCTTGTACTTTATATAGTAAAAGTGAAGTAGAATTTGATACTAAATCCAGAATAAAAGCCATTACTTCAAATGCCAATGCTGCTCGTTCGTTCTCTGCCACTCTTGTATTACTTGATGAAGCAGCTTTCGTCAAGGATTGTGATGAAGTTGTGAAAGCTATTGGTCCTACTGTGGCTGCTTCTGATGGTAAACTTATTGCTATTAGTACTCCTAATGGTAATTCACCAGAAAATTGGTTTTATAGAACTGTATCAACTGCTCAAGCAAATAAAACTTTAAATAAACCTGGAGAGACTAATTGGAAGTTATTTGAATTACCTTGGACAGTTTCATCTATATTTACAAAGAATCCTAACTTTAGACAGGACCAGATTAGACTTGATAATGGTAATGAGGAGAAGTTTAAACAAGAGTATCTTTGTGCTTTCCAGGTAAATTTATTTTCATTATTTGATGTAAAAGCATTAGCAGCTATAAATTATAACGTTCCTATATTAAATCAAATATATGGTGGAGCTACTTATGAGGACACTTTTCTTGTATGGAAAAAAGCTGAACAAAATAGAAAATATATAATAGGTGTGGATTGTGCTTCTAATAAACCTACAGCAAGAGATTATACAAGTTTTCAAGTAATAGACCAAGACACATATGAACAATGTGCTGAATATATAGGAAAATTACCAACTGAGGTCTTTGTAGATATTTTAATGAGGGCAGGAAGACACTACAATAATGCTATATTAGTTATAGAAGCTAACTCTTATTCAGAAATGGTATTTTATTTATTAGAACAAAAAAGATATAATAATATATGGTATGATCCAATTAAAGGAACTCCAGGATTTCAGACTAATAGAGCAACTAGGTCTTTACTTATAGAAAAGTTATTATTATTTTATAATAATACAGCCAATGCCTCTAATTTACATAGTTCTAGATTACAATTACAAATGCAGAATTTTACAGCTGGTGCCATATATTCTGATGGCTCTAGAAAAATGGAAGCTAAGCACGGTAATGATGATGCTGTATTGGCTCTATCATTAGCTGTTGTTTCTCTAACACCAAAAGAACATATTCATAGACCTCAAGAAGACTCTAATGTAATATATGATGCTAGTTCTTCTCTTATGAATGGCAGATATAGTGATGAGTATTTAGAGTATCATTCTAATAAGATGGGTATATCTAAGGATATGTTGGAGAGTAGACTTATATTATATCACAAAATAAAATCTGGTGAATATGATGGTACTGGAGTAGAGGATTTAGACCTTCAACATCCTGTAGAGCAATGGGAACGTGAAAGAGCAGCAGAGGACCTCATAGGTAATATGGGAGGCTTAATACTTGATAATAGTTATAGTTTAGCAGAGAGTATATCACTTATTCCAACAGCTAGAAAGTTTTCAGTAGATGACATATTTAGTGAGGAATTTAGAGCCCTCACAGAAATGCATAATAATTTCTTCAGTAATCGTAATAGATAGCTACAGTATGAATAGGATTTACCGATATTGTATGTAGAGGTATGTGATATGCCAGTAAAAACATGTTCAAAATGTGGTATTGAGAAGGATACTAGTTTTTTTGGTAGGCATTCCAAAACAAAAGATAGCTTACAGATTTGGTGTAAGGTGTGTGTAAAAGAATACTCTAAAACTTATGGCTGTAGTATTGTAAATAAGGAAATTACAGTTAAGCAATGTACTAAATGTAATATAGAAAAAAATGTAAAAGAATTTGCCAAGGATAAATATAAAAAAGATGGATATAGTGTAATTTGTAAGGAATGTAATAAAACTAAGGTATCTTTGTATCAAAAACAAAACAAACTAAGAGTAGATGCTGTAGTTACTGAGGTTCAAAAATGCTCTATCTGTGGAGTAGAAAAAAATAAAACCTATTTTGCTGAAGATAAAGCAGTAAAGAATGGATTATATCACTATTGTAATGAATGTAGACAAGTTTATAATAGGAAATATCGTAATGATAATAGGTCTATTATTTTACAGAAGAAAAAAATATATAGGTTAGCTCATTCAGAACAAATAAAAGAGTATACTAGAGTATATTATAAAACTCATATAAAGGAATTACAGTTAAAAAAGAAAGTTTATGTAGAAATAAATAAAGAAAAAGTAAGCTTAGCCAATAAAATATATAAATTAAATAATTTAGAAAGAATAAAAGAGTATCAAAAAACTTATAACGAAGAACATAAAGAAGCCATAATAAAGCAACATAAAGTATGGTATTCTAAGTATTATAAAGAGCATAAAAAGGAAATTATACAAAAAGCCACTGAATATACTACAAGTAGATGTAAGATAGATATTAATTATAAAAATAATATAAGCATAGCCTGGTATGTGTCAAGAGTTTTAAAGCCACAAGTACTTGAGAGAGATAATTATAAATGTCAATTATGTGGTTGTCAGGATACAACAGCTAATAGGTTAGAATGTCACCATATAATTCCCAAAAGTGTGGCTCCAGAAAAAATAAAGGACTTGGACAATCTAATAATAGTGTGTAGAACATGTCACTTATATAAAACTCATAAAGGAGTATCAAAACTCTATGATGAAGAATTGGCAGAAAAGTTATTAGAGCAAGTAAAATCAAGGAATTAATTTTATGGCAAATGATGAATCTAAGCTAAAGAATATATTTACTGCTCTAGGTAGGATTTTTAGTAATTCAAAACCTAATGAGTTTAATGCTAGAAGCTCTATAGAAAAAGCTCTATCTACTACTAATAGAGAATTAGCAGCTAAGCCTATGGTTGAGCCCACAGTAATCTCAAAAAAGGGACTTGGAAGAGGTTCAATTTTCGCCGAGGACTCGCTTGGAAAAAATTACCACAAGTATCTGGAAAGAGAGACTTTACGACATGCAAGATATGCGACCTACGATCGGATGGATTCTGATTTAATAGCTTCTGCTTTGGATGTATATGCTAATGAAGCTACCCAGAAGAATCAGGATGGTAAAGTTATAGGTGTTCATTCATCTTCAAAATATATAGAGGATGAATTATCAGAATTATTAGAGACTACTGGTATAAATAACTATTTAAGTTGGTCTATTATACGTAATATGGTTAAGTATGGTGACCACTTTACTGCTCTTAAATTAGATTCTGTAGCTGGTGTGACAGGAATTAAGGAACTTGATGCTATTTCTGTGTATCGTTTAGAGGAAAAAGGAATTTTAATAGGATATGTTCAGGATTTAGATGTTCTTAAATCAGCAGTACAAAATGCTAATGTTAGTTCAACCACCACAAATCCATATATAAATCTTAATACCTTGTCATTGCCCTATATGACTGGTGATAGTGCCAATAAGGAAAACGAATCTTCTCTGATTACATTTCTTAAATATGAGATGCTTCATTTTAAACTTCGTGGAAGTGGTCTTTTCGCGCCCTATGGATGTTCACCTCTCGATACTGCAGTTGATACTTGGAAGAAATTAGATTTACTTTTTGATTCTCTTATTATTTATAGACTTAATAGAGCTCCAACTAGGCTGGTATTTTATGTTGATGTAGGTAATGCCCAAGGTGCTGATGCTGAAAACATAGTTAAGAAGCAGATAAATGCCTTAGCTAAAAAAGAATATTTTGACCCAACTGGTAAACTTAATGAGCGTTATCAGCTACTTGATATGAATGCTAATCTTTACATTCCAATACAGAAGAATGGAGCAACTAAAGTAGAACAATTACAGGGTGTAGCAAATGTTGGTGAAATAGAAGATGTGTCTTTTCTTAATAATAGGTTATTTGCTGCTCTTAAAGTTCCTAAATCTTTCCTTGGTTATGAGGGTGATGTGTCTTCTAAGGGCATGTTATCTCAGCAGAATGTGACATTTAGTAAGGCTATTCAGAATATACAAGAAGATTATTTAGAGGCTATTAAAGATTTATGTATAATTCATTTAGCTATTAAGGGCATACAAGAGAAGACTGATTTAAAGTCCTTCAGTTTAGTAATGTCCAGACCCTCTTATGTTGAAGAAAAGGCCAGAATAGAAGTTGAGAGTGAGTTATTAAACTTAGCTAGTAGTTATACTGGTTTTGGAGTTAATCGTCGTTGGGTTGCTAAACATATACTACATAAAACAGATTCAGAGATAGAAAAAATGTTTGAGATAGACCCAACAGCTCCTCAACAAGGTGGTGAAGGTGCTATGGGTGGAGGAATGCCAATGGGTGGTGATTTAGGTTCAGCAATGGGTGGTGGAATGGAAGCTCCTCCAGAAATGCCTCAGCAAGGTCAAGAAATGGCTCCAGAAG